TGCTATTTGTTGTTCGCATGAAGTTCGTGAGATGTTGAATAAAAAATATGACATGAATACCTGTCTATTTGAAACTACTAGTTTATATGGTACATCTAAAACTGTATCGCAATACGATGGCATGAAACCTTATCTGCGTTTTCAAGGATTAACAGAGTCTAATTTTCTACCTATGATGAATGGTCAACCATACGAAGATATTAAAAACTTTGTAGAAGAAATAGAAGGTGGTCCAATCGTACCAGAAAATGCATCAAGTCGAAAATTGAAAATTATCAATACAATTATTGGAATGACAAAATCTGCATTGAAAAATGATAAGGAAGAATATGATAGGTTCATGTTGAGTATTGATAAAGCCAAAGGTCTTACTCAGAGAAAACGATACTATTATTCCGACTATGGTTTCAGTAATATGAAAGATGTGGTTCTTGGTAAAACTGATAAATTGATCAAAAACAAAGAAAACTATGATAAACATCATTTAGAAAATATTGTTAAGTGGTGGAGAAACAAAGCCTGTAGTAGATTTACAACACTTCAGACAGAAAATCGTATTAGGACTGAACAAGAAGTGTGGACTGGCGATAAACCTATTGACATTATCCGTTAAATGTAATAGGATAAATACTCCTACTAAACAAATGGAGTATTAAATGGCAGACGGACAATCAGGAGCAGGTGCAGAGATTACAGCGTTAGCTGAAAGCCTTCAAGCCTACGCTTGTGCCACAAGACAGTACCTTGGAAAAGACCTTACCGATGTATCACAAATAACAGAAAGAACTATTCGTGATGCTGACTGTGATAGAACTTTATCCAAGTGTTTAAAATCTTTAGATGACAACTGGCTTACTAGTGTAGTTAAAACTGCTAATCAAATATTTTCTGATGTTCCAGGTGCAAGAGTTGGTAATAGATATAAATTTTATCGTGGTGGTAAATTTGTAAATTCAATATATGATGAATGGCGTAGATTTAAAAAAGGCAGCGGTATTACAGGAGATGATAAGTGGAATCCTGCTGACATATGGATGGTTAAAAAAGATTTTAAATTTAAAGATGGTTGGCCAACATTAAGAGATTATAATCGGTATATTTTTGATTCATTTGCCAATAAAAATTTAATTGGCATCTCATTAAAAAAATTAGATCCAAAAGGATCGGCACATTCAAAAATATTTAATAATGGTAAACCATTAGTTGCAACTTTCACAGGTGTAAAACTTGGAATTAATATGTTAGACTCCAAAGACATTTATATAAAGTTTAGGTCTGAAGGAAAAGATGGAGAAATACAATTAAGAAATTTTTCAAGTCGGCCTCAACCATCATCATGGCAAGGTGAAATTAAAGGCAAAACGGCCGCAGGTGGTAAAATTGGTGGTGGTGTAATTATGGAAGGTGCAAAAGATACAGGAATTCAAAGTAGTAAATTGTCACAACCTAATCAAACACCTATTGATAGGCCAACTGAAACACAATTTAAAGAATTTGCTACAATGTTTAAAGAATTATCTGGCAGTAAAGAATCCATTCCTACTTTGGTATCTCAAGCAAAATCAGGACAAAAGAAAGATAAAACTTGGTGGATGTCAAAATATATTGGTGTTAATCTTGTTTATACTATGATTAAGAATAAAAAAATGGATGCTTTGTGTTCATACATGTTTCAATACGCATCTTCAGCCACAAAAAATAGTAGTATATTCATAAAGTATAGCTAAAATGAAATTTATAGAGTTTTTAAAAGAATCAAAAGAAGGTAAAAATGTTCACCTAGAACACATTGAAGATGAAGTTCTCAATGGTGGTGTTGCAGGTGCTCGTAGTGCAATTAATTTTTTACAGTCTTTGCGTAACATGTTGGCAGGTCATGCTGAATCTAAAGTTAACATTACTACAAAATGGGATGGTGCTCCCGCTATTTTCTGTGGAGTAAATCCGGAGAATGGCAAATTTTTTGTTGGTACAAAATCTATCTTCAATAAAAATGCAAAGTTAAACTATACAGATAAAGATATTGATGAAAATCATCCTGCTGAAGGTTTAAATAATAAACTAAAGTATGCACTAGAACATTTATCAAAATTAGGCATTAGAGGCGTATTGCAAGGTGATATGATGTTTACTAGAGGTGATCTTAAAAAAGAAACCATTGATGGTGAATCATACATTACATTCCAACCGAATACAATTGTTTATGCAGTACCAACTTCATCTAAGTTGGCACAATCAATGATGGCTGCTCAGATTGGTGTGGTATTTCATACAACATATTCTGGTAAAACCATGGAAGATATGAAAGCAACATTTAATGTTAATCTTGGCGGACTTAAAACTACAAAAAATGTATGGTATCGTGATGCTTCATTTACAGACGCTTCAGGTTCAGCAACATTCACGGAAGCTGAAACAAAACAAATCTCAAGAATATTATCACAAGCAGGCACATTATTTCAAAGTATACCTGCATTAACACTTAATCGAATCTCAGCAAGTGATGTATTATTAACCTACATTAAAACATTCAACAATGCTAAAGTTCGTGAAGGTAAAAAAATTACAGACACTCGTATGCATACTATCGAATTAATTAAGTATGTGGAATCACAACTAAATAAAAAGATACAAGAAGTCAAAAGGCAAGATAGTAAAAAGAAATACATATCAGAAAAAACTGAAGTTATGAGATTTTTCCGTGCCTCTGCACCAGCACTTAAAAGTATTTTTGATTTGATGAATTTATTGGTTGAAGCAAAACTTATGATTGTTCGTAAATTGGAAACAATTCGATCAATTGGTACATTTGTAAGAACAGATGATGGATTTAGAATTACAGCACCAGAAGGTTTTGTAGCAGTAGACAGATTAAAAGGTAATGCAGTTAAATTAATTGATAGAATGGAATTTAGTCAGGCTAATTTTAATGCAGCTAAAGCATGGAGCAAATAATGGCATACGATATTAATAAAATTCTTGCAGAATATGGTGATGACGATTTTGGTTTTTCTGCCGTTTCTGAAGAAGATTACAATGCAGTTATTAATGAGAAAGCTGATACTGTCGATGAATACTCTGCAAGACTAAAAGAAGTTGAAAAATTAGTTTTGCCGTTTTTTACCAAACTATTAAAAACAGCAGATAAAGAATACATTTATTGGCCAAATCGCAAGGCCGCAATTGAAACACAAATACAAAAAATTTTAGCTCTCACAAGAAATGACTAAGAAAAAAATAGAAGAAGCTACTTATGCTGGTAATATTGGCGTGATGGAATTAGTTAAGTTCCACAACATTGCCTCATCTAAAGAGAAAAGTCAGTTAAAATCACATATTGCAAATAAGAAAAAACATGACGCTTGGAAGTTAATCCAGCAGGTTACAGGTGCGAAACTACATAAGAGTGTATCTGAAGCACAAGAATGGAAATCTAAAGCAGGTGCAGGTGAAGATGGTAGTGATGAACTGGTAAAGAAATATCTTGCCGATACTCCAGGTCAAAATATTGCCTCTTTTAAAAGGTATAAAAAGACTAAGTAATAGATAATAATTGGGATTGTTATGAAAGATTTGATAATTGGATGTAGTACAAATTATGGTTGGGATCAACTCAAGTATTGGGTCAACTCAATCAATCAATCAGGATTTGATGGCGAAAAAACTTTAATCGCTCTCAACATATCTTATGATGCCGTAGATAAGTTATCTAAAAACGGCTTTCAAGTAGTTGTCGTAGGAAAAGAAGATCATATTAAAAAAGCATATGTCTATGAATCGAGAATACCGGTTCATGTAGAACGCTTTATACATATTTACAATCACATTGCAAGAGGCGACTATCGATATGTTGTAACTACTGATGTTAAAGATGTAGTTTTTCAAAGTAATCCTTGCAAATGGCTTGATGAAAATCTTGTCGAAGATAAAAACCTAGTATTTGCTTCTGAGAGTATGAAGTATAAAGATGAACCATGGGGTAATCAAAATTTATTTGAAACTTATGGCCAATTCATCTATGAGAGATTTAAAAATAATGAAATTTACAATGTTGGTGTTTTAGGTGGTCGTGCATCAGCCATGAGAGATTTGTGTTTGAATATTTTTGCAGCTGCATTAGGCCGACCAATTCCAATTTGTGATCAATCAACATTCAACTTTATGATCTCACAACATCCATATACAGACACTTCAATGTATATGAAGTCTGAAGATGGTTGGGCATCACAATTAGGCACTACTGGCGACCCAACAAAAATTGAACAGTTTAGGCCAAACTTATTGGAATCTATTCCTAAATTTAATGGTAAAAAAGTAACAACTTCTAAAGGCAAAGAATTTTGCATTGTACACCAATACGATAGAGTTCCTACTGTTAGAAAAATTCTTGAAAAGACTTACGGATGAAAAAAATTCTATATGTAGTACATCGTTATGCACCTTATCCAGGTGGATCAGAAAATTATGTTCGTGATATGGCTGAAGAAACTTTACGCAGAGGCCATGATGTTACAGTATTTGCTGGCGAACACAAAGGTGATTTAAATGGTGTCAAAGTTACCAACGATGGTACAATCTTTAGTCAAAAATTTGATTTGATTGTTGTTCATGGTGGTGATGTGGGTTTACAAGATGCCGTATTAAAACTTTCAAATAAAATTCAATCACCAATTCTATTCATGTTGATCGTACCTTCTGAAAGTGATACTTATAAATTTGCCATGGAACATGTTAAGTACATTGGTTGTTCAACAAAAGAAGATTGGGATTTTGTATCAAAGAAAAACCATTTAACAAAATCCGTAAAAGTTTCTCATGGTATTGATGAAAAGATTTCCGTTGGTATGCCAGGTTTCCGTGAGAAATATGAAATTAAAACAGACTTAATGTTTCTATCCTGTGGTGGATATTGGCCAAATAAAGCCATGCACGAATTGGTTGACACATTCAATCAAGTTGGTAGAAAAGATATAACTTTAGTTTTAACAGGTTACGACAATAGACACAATATGATTCCTCAAGAATCTGAATTTGTAAAACCTTTAATGATTGATGATCGCAAAGATGTAATGTCGGCAATTCGTGAGGCTGACCTTTATATTATGCACTCACATAAAGAAGGCTTTGGTTTAGTTCTTCTAGAATCAATGTTGAATGGCACACCTTGGGCTGCAAGAAATATTGCTGGCGCTAAACTGATGAGTGATTTTGGATTTACATATGAAAAAGATGAAGAACTTTTGAATTACATGAAATCATATACCTCATTAAAAGGTACTATGAAAACTGAAAATGCATATGAGTATTTGATACACAACCATTTAATTAGACATACAATAGATGATATATTGAGGTTAACATGAAATTTAGTTTTGGAATTCTAACATTATACAAAGATAATAAACAAATTCAAGAAGTAATAGATTCAATTAAAGCATTGAAAATTCCTGAATATGAAATTCTTTTGATTGGTCCTAAAACCGATGCATTTAAAGATACCATTGTTTTTGATGAAACTCAAAAAGAAGGATGGATTACTCGCAAGAAGAATGTTCTTGTAGATTCTGCAAAGTATGATAATGTAGTTGTTATGCACGACTACTATACTTTTGACAAAGACTGGTACAAAAACTTTTTGGAATTTGGTGACGATTGGGATGTTTGCAGTAATGCACAAGTACTAATCAATGGTAAACGCCATTTTACCGATTGGGTGGTTTGGGATTCTCCTATTTTTCCACGATATACGGCTATGCCTTATGATGAATGGTCACATACCAATTGCATGTATCAATCTGGTGGTTACATGATTGTTAAAAAAGATTTCTATAAGAAATTCCCCATGAATGAAGAAATGACTTGGGGTACTGCTGAAGATGTAGAGTGGTCTTTGCGTATGCGTACAAGTGCAAATTGGAAATGTAATGGCAAATCAATTGTGAAACATAACAAGGTACATCGAGATGCTCAATAAATTAGTTATCTTTGATCTTGATGGTGTTTTGATTGATTCAAGAGAACTGCATTATGATGCTCTGAATGAGGCTTTAAAAAAAGTTGGTCAAGAATATGTGATTAGTCGTGAAGAACATTTGAGCACTTATGATGGATTAAATACTACTCGTAAACTTGAATTGTTATCTGAGCAAAAAGGTTTAGACCGTAAATACTTTAATCAAATTTGGCAAGATAAACAAAATGCCACATTTGAATTGATTCGTAAATTACCATCAAATAATACCGCTAAGTATATCATTGATGAGTTGAAGAAAAAAGGATGGAAGGTTGCTGTTGCTAGTAACTCCATTCGTGAAACAATTCGCATTGCACTTGATACAATAGGTATTCTTGGTGTTGTTGATTATATTGTAAGTAATGAAGATGTAAAACGAACTAAACCATTTCCTGAAATGTATTGGAAATGCATGACAGCATTAAATACTCTACCAAAGAATACTATTATTATTGAAGATAGTCACATTGGCCGACAAGGTGCCATCGATTCTGGTGCAATACTTTATCCGGTCGAAAACGCAAATGATTTAAATGGAATTAAATTTATGGATAAAATAAGTGAATTTGAAAAAGCACAAGAGAACAATTCTTTAATTCCTTGGCGAGATAAAAAATTAAATGTATTGATTCCAATGGCAGGTGCCGGTTCTAGATTCTCACAAGCCGGTTATACTTTCCCTAAACCATTAATTGAAGTACATGGTAAACCAATGATTCAAGTTGTAGTTGAGAATTTGAACATTGAGGCCAACTATATTTTCATTGTGCAAAAAGACCATTATGAAAAATATAATTTAAAATATCTACTTAATCTGATTGCACCTAATTGTAAGATTGTACAAGTAGAAGGTATAACTGAAGGTGCCGCTTGCACAACCTTACTCGCAA